CCAATTACATGCACAGATGCATGTTCAATAAACAGATCATCAGATTTAAGCTGAAGGAAGTTTGGATCGTAGTCGTCGTGTGCTTTCTTTTTCATTTTGCGTTAATCCATGTTCTATCCATAAGACGATGATTCTCGTCAAGTTTCTTTTCCATTGTTTCATCGTTGATCTCTTCATACCAATCAACAACCTGCTTAGCTAACATTATATATCCAGTCGGTGATGCCATCCGATAACCACATATCTCGTGAATCGCCTTACGATAGATTTGCAGACGATTATTATCACGTTCAAGCTCTTTAATCTTTTGGTCCTGTAAGGCGATAGCAAGTTTCAAGCTCTCTATTTCATCCCGCTCATCGATCAACCTCATAGCCTGCTCCTCTTCACCTTCCAGCATATCATAGCTCTCCATGTATCTGTTCCTTCATCTGCTCTACCAACACGGTCATCTCGCGAATCCTTATCTCCAGACTATGGAGTAATGCTGCATTCATAGCTACCAGCTTCTTATTCTGTAGTTGGAGATCAGCAACGTGTTGATCCCTGTTATAGTCTTGGATGGCATTGTTATCTGTCACTTGCGATCACCCATAATGTGTAACAGGCTGGTAAAGATATTGACAAAGTCAAGATATAGGTTGAGAGCACCCATCACTCCTGCCTTCTCCTGTGCCTCTCCGTAAGCATCGCCGTAGCCATCCTTAATCTGCTGCATGTCATAGGCGGTGAATCCAACAAAGATCACCACACCCAAGATGCTACAGACCATCTGAAGAGCCGAGCTCTGCAGAAACATATTGACTAATCCGGCTAATACGATACCAATCAATCCCATCATCAAGAGAGATCCCATCTTACTGAGATCACGTTTAGTGGTATAACCCCACAGAGCCGTAGTACCAAATGTGGCTGCACTGATAAAAAATACCTGAGCGATAGAAGCCATCGTATACACCGCAAAGATGCTGCTGAGACTCAATCCCATCAATCCGGCAAAGACCGCCAGACAAACTTTTGCCGTATGAGCTCGCATCCCATCTAGCATGTAGCTCATACCAAGTGCCATTCCCAGAGGAGCAAGGATCACCAACCATTTGATCGGGCTTCCCCAAATGGCTGCCATGATCTCAGGGCTGATCCCCACACCATAGGCGACCACACCGCTGATACCCAGTGCCATTGTCATGTAGTTGAATACAGATAGTAGATACGCTCTAAGCCCAGCATCATATTCCGCATAAGATCTTGTTTCAGTACTAGTCCAAGGATTATTCATATCTTCCACTCCATATTCATCCAATCTGTATCCTCAGGCATCAACAACGCATGATCCTGATGCTCTTCTTTCAAATAATTATATATCCCAGCCATCGGCATCTTCAGCATATAGGTTTCTGGATGACACCAATATTCTGATCCTGTGTGTCCATAGAACACAAAGTACTCCTCGTCTTTCCAGTCAAGCTTCTTCTCGACTCGAGTGATTCCGCTATTCAAGCGCCAAGCGCTGCCGTCTAGATACCCCCCAGACCACCCAGCGAGGACCTTGTAGCACTCTGGCAACTTCAGCACGACCCAGCAGTCAGGTTGGTAGTAGCTCATCACTTCACTCCAAACTCTTTCTTAATTTCCTGTTGAATATCCTCACAGATAGCAACCATCCAACGCTTGCCATCACCGACAGTCAAAGGATCGTTTTGAGATACCGATCCCGCTGATCCATCACGTTCTCAAGAACACCGTCTGCTTATCGGCAAGTGCTTTCTGCAACTGCTCGAGCTGTGACTTACACCTCACGGTTTCCTTGTGCATCGTCTCATATTGATACCTCAGCACATCGTTCTCTTCGATCAGCCGTGCATTCTCCTGGAGGCACTCAACGAGATGCCGATTTACCGGCTCTCCAGCGTCGGGCTTAGTGGCACGGAAAGAATCCATCACATCATAGCGCTCGATCTTCTCATCACGAGCAACTTCTAGATCAGTGATACGAAGAGATAAGGTATTGATGGCCTTATAGATGTGATCGATTCGACGATCCATCAGCTGACCGCCGTTGCCGACTCCGCCAAAGCCAATTCCATTATCACGTCCGTGACCATTATCACTTCCAGAACCACCATCACGCATAGTATAACTCATTTACTCAACTCCATCAGTTTCATCATATTCTGCTACTAGTATATAGTAACCCTGAAAAGGATACGTGTCAACCACCCAGAACCTTCCGAGCCTCTACTATACAATTGTCTCTAGCAAAAACCTTACCAGAATCGCCACCCTGATCGATCTGAGAAACGATCTCGCGGATGATCCGCTGCTGCTCCTCGATCTTTCGAATCAGCCCCTGAACGACGTAGTTATTAGGTAAATCCCGCTTTACCGTCACAATCCAGTCCTCGTAGTTAGCCATTATACACCGCCCCTTTTCATAGTCCATCTCCAAGTAGTCGACTTCGTGTCGTACTCGGGTTTAGTCAGTATCGTCCAGCCCCACTTCTTGTAGTTACCGGCCATCGTATGAGCCGACCATTGAGTGAAAGCACTCATGGAAATGGGTGGAATATCAACCTTCTTACGAGCCATTCTCCAGCTCCTTGTATTTCTTCATGGACCACTCATAGAGCTTCCAAGACTCCGCCTCATAGGCCTTCGGCTGCAGGGATCCGTCGAGCAGCCGCTCATCCAGCAGATCCATGGCCTTCTCGTAGATCCGTTCGATCTGGTCTTCAGTCATGGCTTACTCCGGAGTAACGTCGAAGGTGAAGGTGGATACGTCGGTGGCCAAGATGCCATACTCGGTGGCGTCGTGGCGGTGCTGGAACCAACGGTAGTTGGAGACTTCCACGCACCAGCAGCCGCCAAATTCAGCCACCATGTCCTTGGTAAAGTCCTCTACAGCGCCGATCTCTTCTTCTTCGAGACCATCCATCTCACCATACATGAGGGCGGTTGCCCAGTGGGTTGGCAGCTCAAATGTTTCAGTAATCATACACGGAATCCTTCAAAATAGCGGACGTCAGAAGCGGTTGTATAGGGGTCCTCTGAGCAGATCCGCTCCACAATGGCCTCTTGGTAGAGGTCGATCTTGGCAGAGATCATATCTGCCATCGAGTACTCGCCGTGGGACATCAGGGAGGCGTAGTTGGCTTCCAGCCACTCGAGGCCCTTGCGCATTTGATCCAAAGTGAGCTTTTCCATTGACTTTTCTCCATAACTAGATTATATTTAGATCTTATAACAAAAACTAATTAATGTCAACCGTTATTATGATCCAGTGATCAGAACCGGTGTCCATGACCATACCGCGCGGTGGTCGCCCCGCCAGAAGGAGGGAGCATCCACCGGAACTTCATACACAAGGAGATCGTCCCACTGTTCGGAGCAGAACCCTTCGGACCGGTCATCAAAGCGACCCCGGCGGTCGTAGGAAGCGGCGGCATCCATGGCCAGTTCCAGCGTGGAATACAGGCCTATCACGGACTCGCCCTCGTAGTGGACGGCTTCACATAATACAAACATGATAGTCTCCTTAGCTAATGACGTTGAAGCGAAAGTGGACGCCGCGCTGGGCAGCTTCCTGACCGACAAACACCGGATAGACCCGACCATCAGGCGCTTTCATGATGAAGTGGCGGATGTTCTGGAAGCCGGCTTTAGCAACCGCTTTGTCGGCGGTGGCTTCGTTGGCGTAGGTCTTGGTGGCGATAACTTCAAATTTGCGATTCAACATTTTCAATCTCCTTGGCTATAATTAGATCTTATAACAAGAAGAGATAAATGTCAAATAAAAAAAGCACTTCTAGATAAAAAAAAACTGGAGCAATCAGCCCCAGTCCTTGTAGTTGCCAGAATTCGCATTGTCCTGAAAGCCCTGCATGTACTCGTCGTAGCCCTCTTCACCCTCCTTCAAAGGGATGGCTGAGCCATGGCCGGTACCAGCGGGCCACCAATGTGGATGGATCGATCTACCGTAGTAGCTATCAGCGGCCCCCCTGTCGTAGGGCCCGCCGTGACGCTCGCGGTCTTTCAGGTCAACTTTTTCGAAATCAATCATTTAGAGCTCCCATGGAAGTAGAAATATGTGATCATCATCAAGACATATGCCAAGAGTCGAGTCTCCGACTCCCCCATCAGGCTACCTTTCCTTTCAGGTAGTCCTGCATCCGCTCGTCTTCGATAACGTACCAACCCTTGCTCTGGGCCTTACGGTTGGCGGCAATGATCTTCTTGTTGGTTTCGACCATCTGTTTACCGAGATAGGCTAACATGTCCAAAGTGACCCGGCCAGCTTCTGTTTTCAAAGCCAGCAGCTCAAGGGCACGGAGAGCTGCCATTTCTTTAGTGGCAACTTCTTTCTTCTGGAAGTGAAGAGCTGCTTCAAAGGACTCGACCCAGACGGTTTTACCATAGTACTGGGTGGTGGTCCAGCCGGCGAAGTGGTTGAATTCGGTGGTTGACATTTTCATCTCCATTGCTTATAATTAGATCTTAACTCAAGTGAGGAATAATGTCAACCACTTTGTGCGGTTTATGCTGCCATCTCGTCATTCATTTTTGCGGTCACTGCCTTCATGGTGGCCAGGTTCTTGGCCTTGATCTCGGCGGCCCGCATGATCTGCTCGGCAGACTTTGGCTTTGCAGGAGTGTTCAGGGCCTTACCGATGGCATCATTGAGAGTCAGACGCTTGGCCTTAGGGGCCTTCGGTGCCTTACCGGTGGCCGGTACAGCCTGCTCAACCAGCTTGACAATCTTGATGAAGTCGGCCATGATCTCAGCGGTACCGGTATGCGAAGCCAAAGGAACCTCGAATATGGTCCAACCCTTGGCCTGCTTGATGGGCTTGTAGTAGTCAGCCACTGTCTTGGTGATGGCTTCAACATGGCGGCTACCTGCACCCACATAGAAGGTACCGGAGCTGAGGTTGATCTCGATCTTGCCGCCGCCCTTAGCAGCAGACTTGACGATGAAGATCTTCTCAGACTGGGCCTCACCCTTAAGGCCAGCAGCAGCGGTAGCAGCGACAAAATCAGCGAAGGAAAGAGTGAATTTCATGTTTGTTCTCCGTTTCAATCCAATATCTAGATTCTATCAAAAGTGTGGACTAATGTCAACCATTATTATTGGTAATTTTTACCAATTTCAAAAGAAGTTATACGGTAGAAAAGACCAATATCCAGGTCGTCATCAGTCATCCGATCTTCCAGCACGCTACGGGCCATCTCAGCAAGACCCATAGCTTCATAAACACCCACAATCCGGTGAAAGTCTACGGTCTGATCGACCATTTCCAACACATACACGTTCTTGAAGCCCATTGTCTGTGTCTCAGTCATTAGATCACTCCATCAGCTTTGAGGCAAAGGAAACCGGCCAGCAACAGGACTGGGCCAAGGACAATAAGAGCAAAGAGGGTGTCTGGGTGCATTGAGTATCTCCGTTTAGCTTATATTCTTATAATAAGCGGAAACAGAATATATGTCAACCGCTTATTTCAACAAAAAGCAAATTAAATCGGCAAATTGTAGACCGCTTCCTGCATAGTCAGATACGGCCCGGCAACAGCCACCACGTGGCCATCCTCACTGCATGTAGCAAACCACAGGCCCCATGTCTGCGGGCTGTTCTCATCGAAGTCCTGCCATGTGTTAATCATATCAATTACCCCACACCTTGCCCATATCTGAGCGGTCCAACATTACGTGATACATGCTATTCTTCAGCTGCTTACCAAGGCTCAACACCAGCTGTACACCACGGATTCGGCTTGGTACTGGCAGCTCAGTCACTAGCTTCTTCTTAGTCCCGTAGTAGATCAATACCCTATAGGTCATTGCAGTATCCCTGTTGCTGTACATATATCTATTATACACAGTTCATGAATAATGTCAACTACTTTATGCGAACGTAGGAGCCCTTGCCCTTCTTAGGCTTGACCACACGAAGGCGGTACTTGGGCGTCCTCAAGTCTTTGTGGATGGCCGAGGGTCTCATCTAACATCTCCAAGTGTTAAGCTCAGGAGCGGTGGTCGATTACCGTCAGGTTAGAGGTATCCACCGGCTCATCACGGCGAGACCACAGGTAACCTTCAGGGAACACTTCGTGGACATAGACATCCCAGCGAGTTGCATGCTCCGGACGGATCGTGATGGATGCAAAGCGCCAGTGCACTCCACCCTTGCGGTACAGCGGAGCGTGGACGTTGTGCTTACCCAGACGACCCTTGAGCACTACCCGTTGGCGGATCTGCTTGACACCAGTCTCCAGCTCGATCACCCGAGCCTTGGCATTGGCAACCTTGATCTCCTTGCGGAGGGCCTGCACAATCACGTTGTCATAGGACATGCTGGTGAAGCGGTAAGCAGTAGTCCGAGGAAGAGCTTTCATGATCATATCTCCGTTGATCCAGTTTATATTCTTATAGTAAGCCATACTTCTAATAATGTCAACTGTTTTTATGCCGTCTTGTAATGTTTTTGCCATTGGCTCGTCGGCACTCCGTAGCCCGTACCAGCCATATATGCATTCCACATGATCCGCATCACCTCACGAGGAGTCCGTGCCTTGGCGATGTCGTGCTTCAGTCGCAGCAGTCTCGTTGGCTTAGTGTTCTTATCCAGCATCTCGATAGCACTGGTCTGTGCCTGCTGCAGAGGGAGGTGCTCGAGTCCGTTCAGTGCTTCGACGTTCATATGTTTGGTCATCTGTGTTCTCCGTATCCAGCTTATATTCTGATACTAATCCGTCCGCAGATATATGTCAACCGTTTTTGTGGTTTTTTTTGCAGATAAATACAGCCGTTCAACCGCGGCTGCAATTGATTTAATTCAATTAAAATCGGCCGATTAATTACCGTCTTTGGCGGCTTCGTTTTTGGTGGTTGAGCACTGGCAGGTGCCGCCGCAAGAGCAGGTGTTCTGCTGCATGCTCTGCTCTTGATCATCTAGTCTCTTGAGAATGGCATCTATCTTCTTCTCTAGCTCTTTTAGATCCTGTTTGATATGTAGTTCTGTGATTTCATCCATGATTGTAGTCATCCCAGTGCTCGATAAAGGTTTCTTTTAGATCTGTGTAGGATTTATTTAGTTCTCTGTTCTTCTTCATCTCTCTAGATACTATACCTTTCAGCTCCTGTATCTCGTCCTGTTGTGTATCAATAATACTATTAAGTACTTTTCTTTCATCATACAGCTTAAGCTTACGATTGAGATGTATATTCCTGTTCTTACGCAGGTCGTCTTTCTGTTTCTTGAGCTCTTGTATCTCGTTTAAGTACATGATATTAGTGCTGATGAGCTTCTCGTTCTGTTCTATCAGCTTATCGTTGATGTTTTGAATACGATCGAGTTCATTACACTTGTCGTGATAGATATTGAAGATTTCTTTTAACGTGAAGTGAGTATTCATGCTGTGTTCCTGTTGAGCCAGAGGTTGACGAGCTTTTGTTCTTTTTCGTATGCTTCACCCTCCCACGGGCGACGAAGATACGGAGTGTCTGCATCGTATTTTTGCTTTGAGTAGCGATATGATCCATCGGCGTATTGCCTGAGTTTGCCCGAAGCGTATTGCCAGACGTGTACCATCTCATGTGCGAGGGTAGTGAGTAGCTCGATGGACTTGATGTCTTTGTTTAGGACTATCATGAACTCACGTGGGCGAGCGTCGTCGTCTTCGACGTAGCACCAGCCATCAGCATCTAGCTTAGACTTTAGTCTAATATCGATGAAGAGGTTATGCTCCATCCTTGGGCTTCGCTTGAATAGCTCAGACCTAAAGAAGTTCATGGCGGCATTGATTTGTTTTTTAGATACTTTTTCCATATTCTTATCTTAATACGAACTGGAATAAATGTCAACCATTAATTGAGTGGAGTTCCGTTAAAAACGTTCAGCATCTGATCCATATAGTTAATCTTTTGTTTAACAAAGATCTGTGGCTTCTCGTGATCAGTAGCAATGATGATGACGATCTGTGGAATCGATTGACCGGTAAGCTCTTCTGCCATCGTGGCGTAGCATGTTGCTTGTAAGAAGTAGGATTGTATGTAGCTCTCTTCTTTGATTCGTCTAGACGTCTTGAAGTCTATCACTGAGACTACACCGTCGTACTCTGCTATGCAGTCGGTCTGACCCGCAGTGTATAGTCTTTGTGAGTATAGAGGTGCCTCGATGGCGTGTATCATGCCGACGTGATCATCAAGCACTCTCTTGATTGGCTCGAATGTCATCTTATTGACTGGCATCGTGCCTTCTGGGTAGCTCTCATGATTGAGTAGATACGCTTCCGCGATGCTATGAAAGGCAGTGCCTCTGTTGCCGGCCTGCACTCTTATTCGCTCGGCCTTCTCTTGGCCAATGCTGTTCTGCCACTTGATGAGTCCGGACTTATCAGTCCTCTCACCAAGCACCGTGGTTACCGACGGATATGCCTCTTCATTTGGAGCTATGTAATGCCTCTTGCCATTAATCTCTATACGCTTGAGAGGCTTGAAGTTCCAAAAATCGTATTCGAACTCGCGATTACGTGTTAATCTTGAGTCTTGTCTTAGTGATGATATATTCTTTGACAATGTTTGATCTCACTATATCATTCTCTTCGAATTCTACGAACTCGAATGATTTCATTTTATTAATAATCTTCATGAATTCGATCAATCCACTACGCTCTTGATCTTTCGTGAAGTCCGATTGTCTGAAGTCTCCGCAAAACATGATCTTACAGTTCTTACCAATACGAGTAATGACTGAGTCTAACTCATGAAGAGTCATGTTTGCTATCTCATCTACCACAACAATGCAATCATTAAGAGTAATACCTCGTATGAAAGAAGTACTGATGAATTCCACAATTCCTCGCTGTTTGAGATATTCGTAAGCATCTCCTCTTCCAAATAACTCTGTAAAAATTGCCTGATATGGAGCTTCATATACTTTAGTCTTCTCTTTGCTGTTACCGGGCAGGAAGCCCATGTCACGAGTCGGGACTACACTTCTCACTATCACTAGTCTTTTGTATCTAGTATCTCCATCAAGTAGTTGTTTCATTGCGAGATAACAACTTATGAAGCTCTTACCAGTGCCGGCAATGCCGTGAAGCATTATATTCTTTTCTTTGTCGTAATATTCAAAGGTCCGGCGCTGATTATCAGTGAGAGGCTCGAAATGTTTAAGCTTGAAGTTTAGCTTGAGTGTATCTTCATTCTTATCCTTTTGTAGACTCTGTATTCTTTTTTGTTTTCTAGTGAGACGCTTGGTTGGTTCCATGCTTTTTCTTCTTTATGCGTATTTCAAAATGTATTGATTGAAGATTTCGTTATACCCTGTGAATGTTTCTTCTTCATGTTTTTCAATAGATCGCGGAAAGCATTATCGGGCTTTCCGCCTATACCGCCAACAATCATTGGAGCACCATTTACAGTCTGTGTAATGTTTGGATTAGTCTTCAGGTATTCTTCAAGCTCGGAGATACTCATGAACTCAGTATATTCCTCATTGGTTTCATTATTTAGAAACGTGTATGTTGGCATTTTGTAAGTCCATTAGTTCTTCTTCAACCATATAGTCAAAGAAATCAGGATCGAGTCCAGGCTCTTCTATTAGGTCTTCAACGTTCTTTACTTTTAATGCACGCTCAAAACGGCGGGCAGTCTTTTTGTCTATAAACGTGCGGTACTCTCCTTCGTCCGGTCCATCAAAATAGTCACGGTCTTGGTACCTACGCCTTGTCTTACTCATTTCATTTGACTCTCAATTGGTAAAAGATCTGGGAATGCTTCTCGAACCATTTGTTCGTCAATTCCTTTCCAAGGAAGTTTCTTATCTTTGACTGCGAGAAGTAGAATGGAATCAGCTGGTGCTACGTTCTCAAGCAGCTGAATGAACATAACTTCACGTTGTGCTTGATTTTTAACTGGCTGACCTCCTTCGACGAAGTAAGACAGCTTACGCATTTCACGTAGCAACACTGCCTCTTGGTCTTGAAGTTCATTTGCTTTATAAGGTGGATTAGTTTCTGGAAGCAACCACTTAATGCGGCTATCAAATGCTCCCTGTAGTATAGTACGTAGCTCATAACTGTTATTAAAGCGAAGAGCTTGAACTTTTTCGTCTCTCTTCTTGAGCTTAGATACATTTTCTAAGAACTCGGCCATGCCGATGACTGTAGCCATTTTATTAGAACTCCTGGATATGTTCAGTTAGGTGTTTAAGTTTATTAGTAACGAAGTAATTGAATAGCTTATCACGGCCGTTCTGTTTAGATACACTATATTCACTCAAGATCTTAGAAGATATGTCTTCAGGTATTTGAGATAGATCAATAACCTTAAGGTTACGATGATAGTTACGCAGTGTAGTCTGATCCATCTGGTCAATTGCTACACCGAATGTATCTATATATGTATCAAGCTTCTTCTGAGTCATAGGCTTTTGGCGCTTGTCAGATGATACAAACGTGTCGTCATCTGACAACGCATTGGGTACACCATCACCTGAGTCACCTTTAAGAACATGCTCAAGCAGATAACGTTTAGGATCGTTATGAGTAATCCACTTTTTACGAACTGGATCATACTGTTTAACATGTGAATGGATATGAAGTTGAATGAAGTCTTTATCGCCTGATAGTATCAGGACTTCTTCATTACACTCATGTTTGACGAGTGTGGCGATGATGTCATCTGCCTCACAAGTATCAACGTCTACAACTTTGTATGGGAAGTATTCTTTAAGCTCTGAACGGATCTTATTCATACATTCAAAGATTGCAGGCCAGTTAAGCTCTGACTTTTCTTGACTCTTCTTACGATTAGCCTTGTAATACGGAAACACCTGCTTACGCCAGTAGTTTTTATTATCACAGGCTATTACGAGTTCACCGTATTCATTACCAAACTTAGTCTTATAAGAGCGAAGAGAGTTGAGGACCATGTGTCTTACCATGTTCTCATCAATCTCAGCATTAGTGTGATTGCCAAGTTGCATCATTAGATTAGATAGCATTACTTGCGAAAGATCCACAATAATCATGTTTTTACAGCCTCAGCTGATTTCCTTTTCAGTTTTAAGTTTAATGTTGAGCTCATCTACTATTTTAAGAGATCCGGGTTCTACACCTTCAGAAGTAAATACTTCTTGTGCTAACGTATTAAATGGATGTTCTAATCCATGAAACTTACATAACAAAGCACGTACAGATTCGACTAAGAATGCACCGTCTCTGATGTAGATGTCTTCTTCATCTTCTTCAATACCAAAGTCGAACCCTGCAGCATCTAGACTTACGAATAGATTTGGAATGATCGTACCAAGTGCTTCACTGATGTGGTGGTGTTTAAGAGAGATCATCTTGTCTTCAATCTCGGACTCGTCCACGGGATTGAACTTAGAGTTTGAATTCCTAGGGAACTTTATGACGTTGTCCATTATTTCCTGCATATTAGTTATATTATAATATATCTCAACAAATGTCAACCGTTAATATTTATAGCTTTAGGATGGCTGGATTGATAGAATTGTTGAGTCTGATGGATTGCGCCATTGAATGCATAATCATTTGATGACTGTCTTCGACTACACCGTAGTTGTTTGAATTGACATGTATCACGACGTCTGCGAGCTTTTCACTCATTACAGCTCCTCCATTGAATCCTACTAAAGCAATCGTAGTGTATCCTTTGTTACGTGCTTTAATGAGACCTTTAATTATGTTTGAAGAATTGCCGCTGGACGATATTGCAATAACCAAACCGCTTCCATTCTTATGATATGAAAGCTGTTGTGAGAACACTTCACTGTAATCATAGTCATTTGCTATTGCTGATATGAGAGATAAGTTAGATGATAGACATGTTATGTTAGATTGAAGTGGTGTGTCTTGGTTGATTGCTTTGTTATGATCACAAGAGAAGTGCTCGGCGATTGCGGCAGATCCTCCATTGCCAAACACAAACACTTGTACTTTATCTTTATAAGACATTTCTAGTAAAGCGAGTGCTGATTCATATTGATCATCTTCAATTGAATCAAGCGCTTCAATGATCTGACGCTTGTAGTCTTCAAATTGCTGTAACACTTTCATTGATTGTAAACCACTTTGCTACCTTCAAACTCAAAATTAAAATCGAACTCTTTAAGATCAGATAGAGCATCTCTCACTCTTTGCTGATTCTCTGGTTTAACATAGAATAGGAGGAAGCCACCACCGCCAGCACCAAGCAACTTACCGCCAATTGCTCCAGCTTTCATAGCATCTTCATAATATTGATCAATGAATTCATTGGTTACTGACATATTCATTGACTTTTTATATTCCCACGATTTTCCAATCAAATGTCCAAAGTCATCAAAGCGATCATTATTTAACAACTTAATACCTTCGTCAACTTGATACACCATATGATGAAGCACACCAACACTTTTATCATTAGATCTAACAAGATCTGCTTGTTTAACTAAAATATTATTAGCATCGCGACGTATACCAGTGTAGAACATCATTAGATTCATTTGAAGCTTATCAACTGAGATTGGTCCCATTGGTTCTATTTTAAAATTACCTTCATACATTATGATCTTATTGAATCCGCCACATGCTGTTGCAATCTGGTCTTGCATACCAAGTGATTCACCACACATGTTACGCTCTACATCATATGCTTCTTTAGCTAAGTCTTGTTGCTTCATCTCATTCATAAACGAGTGAATGAGTGCTACAGTATATGATGAAGAAGATCCAAGACCAGTTCCCTTTGTTGGAAACTCGCAGAATGAACTGATCTCATAACCAGGATCTATTTCATATCGCTTGAGTACATTCTTCACGCGTGTATGATTGATGTCTTCAATGTTTTTCTTGATTTCAATGCTATCATACACAACTTTATAATGATCTTTAGGAGTCTTATTGACTGCAACATACATGTACTTATCAATTGATGTTGATAAGACTTTACCAATAAATCTATCACAGTACTCGGGCATATCACTTCCTCCACCAAGGAAGCTTATGCGTAAAGGAGTGCGAGTAAGTATCATCATCCTACCTTATAAACAAATCTTTCAGATGGAATTTTACGTGACTCTTCAGTTGGATATTTTTCTTTAAGAGATCCTAATAGATTTGTCCATGTACCAATACATCTTCCCCAACTATAACGTGAATCAGCATAACTTTTAATTGAATGCAAATAGTTTTGCATCTCTGGTTTTACTACAGAGCTGATTGCTTCATTAAGATGTTGATAGAATATATTTGCATGAATATTAAGATCTGCGGTGCCTTGATATTGCATTGTCATATTACCAGATGTATCAATCAATCCGCCAAAATTTGGATGTACACACAGCAATCCAGCTGACATAGCTTCAATCAATGCTTGACTATTACATTCAGGCCAAATTGAAGGATAAGCAAAGATGTGAGCATCTTGTACTGTCTTCTTCACTACATCATTCGGCGCAAAGCCATGATACGTCATTTGTGGATGATTGCGAATACGTTCATAGATTGGTTCATACTTAGCATCTGCTTCTTCCCATCCATAGATTTTAAATGAAGAGAATACATCTAAATGAATGTTGGGATGAGTCTTTGATAACTCTTCAAACACTGGCACTAGCAATTCGAGTCCACGCTGAGGTGTAGACGTATACACCATTCGAATCTTATCAAACGTTTTTGGCTTATAAGGAATTGGATCAATTGCTGTTTCAATGACTGAGCTTTTCAAGTCATAAGGAAAGTCAAGATAATGTTGAAAGCGATAGTATTGCCAGTTTCCACAGAATACAAAGTGTTGGAATCGATCACGTGAAGACTGAGTACGCAAATGTGCAAGCTCTGGATCTTCAGGTAAGTCATGTACCCATAGCACTCTGATCTTATCTTGATTTAATTCTCTAATGCGAGAACAAATAACTTGGAATGGATCTATTAGACCTTCCGGAAGTCGCTCAGCGACTCCTCTTTTCATTCTTTCAGTACCACCACTAGACTTGATAGAGATTTCATTCTCTTCAAACATTATTTCCACCTATCTT